CGACCGCCCCTATCTGGGCCTCGGCCAAGCGAGAGTTCGCGCTCCCGTCGGCTGCCGAGTACCTGTCCAAGTTCCTGCAGGGCGGCTCCGTGTGGGCCGAGTTCCAGCAGGCTGTCCGTGCCGCCGCCCCGAACGTGGTGACCACCGACCTTGACGGCGTCCTCCCGACCCCGATTGTGGCGCCGGTCTACAACGGCTTGATCGGTCGTCGTTCCGTCATTGACGCCATCGGCACTAAGGCCATGCCGCAGGGTGGCAAGGTTTTTATCCGCCCGTCGGTGACCACCCACACCACCATCGGTCTCTCGAACGGTGAGAACGTCGCGCTTGATCAGGGCACGCTTGTCATCACCGACAATCAGGTGACGAAAGCCGTTTATGGCGGCTATGTGAGGCTTTCAGAAGAGGCCATGGACTGGTCGCAGCCCGAGGTCCTCAGCGTCCTTCTGGACGACATGGCCCGCGTCTACGCCAAGCAGACCGAAACCGTCGTCGAGACGGCGCTCGAGGCTGGCATCAGCACCACGCAAGCCGCGTTTGACGTGACCGACCCCGCCGCGTGGGCCGATTTCGTTTACGACTGCTCCGTCACCATCCTGAACGCATCGAGCCATCTGCCGACGCACATGTTCGTCAGCCCGTCCTACTGGGGCGCGCTCGGCAAGTTGAGCGACACCGCAGATCGCCCGCTGTTCCCGCAGGTCGGACCGATGAACGCCTACGGCAACGTGTCCCCCGGCACGCTCGTCGGCAACGCTTTCGGCCTTTCGGTCGTCGTCACCCCCTACAACAGCGATTTCCTCGCCGTGGGCAACGCCGACGGGTTCGAAATCTTTGAGCAGCAGAAGGGCGCCATCAGCGCCGAGGCCAACGACGGCTCGCTGTCGCGCACAATCGCGTTCCGTGGCTACCTCGCCACGCTCATGATTGACGCGGCAAAGTTCGTCAAGATCGCCTGACCCGACAAGTAGCGCAGGACAGGGTCAGTAGTGACAGCACCAACCTTCCCGATTGGCATCGATAAAACGGTGACCAACATCGAGGCGACGTCTGGTGTCTTCACGCTGACCCTGTCCGACGTGAACGGAATCCTCGTCGGTTCCCGTGTGGACATCGGCGGCCTGCCGACCCAGTCGTGGAACACCCTGAACGAGACCATCACCGCCGTCAATGCCACCCTCAAAACGGTGCAGTATTCGCACGGCAATTTCACCGTGGCGTCGCAAGAAGTGTGGGGGCAACTCCACCTCGAAACGACGTGGGCCACCTCCGCAGACGTGGAGAACTGGCTCGGGTTTGACGCCACCGGCGACGACCAGACGTTCCTCGACCGTTGCGTCGATGCCGCTAACGACAGGTGCTGGTACTACCGCTCCCGGGCGGGCTATCAGGACCACCCGAACGTGGCCCCCGGAAACGACGTGATTCTCGGGGTCATCATGTACGCCGCCCAGTTGTACCGCCAACGCGGTGCGGTGGACGGCTACGCATCGTTCGACGCACAGGGGTTCGGGGTCGTCCCGCAGCAGTCCCTCGGGCAGATTTTGGCCCTGTTGGGCTGTAAGCGCCCCGGGGTCGGCTGATGGCCTCGTTCCTGTCTGACGCGGTCACGAAGGTGACCACCGCGCTGACGGCTATCAACGTCCCGTGGGCGCATGAGCCGGGGGCCGTGAGGCCGAAGGTTGTGATGGTGGAACTGCCGACGTTCACGCAGATCGCGCGCGCCGTCGATGACGTGACCGTGACCCTGAAGGTGTGCGGGTCGCCCCCCGGCAACGTCCAAACCAACCGATGGATTCTTGACACCGTTGAGACCATCTGTGCATCCCCAATCGCTGTTGTAGGGGGCCGTCCTAGCACGGCTGACTACGGCAACCAGCAACTTCCCACCTATGACCTTGAAGTCAGGGTTGGGACCAACCGTTAGGAGAACCCCGTGGCAACCACCACATTCCTGTCCAACGCCACCGTGAACCTCACGCAAGGCATGACCACCTATGACCTGTCCGATCAGGTGCAGTCCGTCACCCTGACCGTCGGCAACGACGCGCTGGAGGCGACCGCGATGGGCGACACCGGACGCAAGTTCGTCGCCGGCCTGCAGGCCGTCGAAGTCACTATGACCCTGTACCTGTCCTACGGGGCGTCCGAGGTGGAGGATGCGCTGCAGGCGTCGGTCGGCAAGTCGTCCACGCTTGTCATCAGCCCGTCGGGCACGACCGAGTCGGCAACCAACCCCGAGTACACCATCACGGGTGCGTACCTCGAGAACTTCACCCCCATCAACTCCACGTTTGGCGAGTTGGCGACGGTTGATGTGACGTTCACGGGTGGCACGTTCGCCCGCGACATCGTCTGACCCGCACCACCTGAAAGGGCACCACCATGAAACTGCACCTCCAAGTCACCCCCGCCGAGGGGGAGCCGTACACCGTTACCACGAACCTGTTCGTTCTTGTCGCCACCGAGCGCAAGTTCAAGGTCAAGTCGTCGGAGTTCGCTAACGGCATCGGCATGGAGCATCTTGCCTACATGGCGTACGAAGCCGCGAAACTGTCGGGCATTCCGGTGCCCCCGGTGTTCGATGATTTCGTGCGCAGGCTCGACGCGGTCGAAGTGGTGGAGGAGGAGTCGGGGCACCCTACGCACGGGGGTCAGTAAACCGTGGACTGGCTGAACTGCTGGCCCGCACGGGTTTCTGGCCCCCAGACGTGCCGTTCGACACGCGTGACCTGTTCACCGTGTTGGAGGTTCTGTCGGAGGGCTGACCGTGGCTAAAGCACAGGCGGTCTACGGGCTGACCGAGACCATCCGGGAACTGAACAAGGTTGAGCCGGGTCTCCGCAAGCAGTTCACGAAGGATGCCGAGAAGGTCGCCGCCCCGGCGCTGGATGCGGCCCGGGATGGCTACACCCGGGTGCCGCTGTCGGGCATGGCGCGGAAGTGGTCCCAGACGAACCAGAAGGGCACCAGACGGGCCATCTTCCCGTTTACGGTGTCTGGTGCCCGACGTGGGGTGAAACTGAAGGTGGACGCCCGCAGGGACGCTGTGGCGGTGATGTTCGTGCAGCAGGTGAACCGCGGCGCAGCTGTGTTTGAGGCGGCGGGCAGGGCGAACAAGAACCCGTTGGGTGACAGCCTCGGCCCTATCGCTCCCGGGCGCACCCGTGTCATTGGGCCGCGGGTGCTCGGCAAGCGGGCTGAGGTGACCCGTGAACTGGTGCAGGTCATCAAGAAGTACGAGCGAAGGGTTCAGCAGAAGGTTCGCTAATGGCTATTTCAATCCCCATCATCTCGACGTTCTCCGCTAAGGGCATCCGCAAGGCGAAGGAGGAGTTCAAGTCGCTGGAGGGTGTCGGCAAGAAGACCGGGTTCATCCTGTCAAAAGCCGCTATCGGCGCCACCGCCGCGTTTGCGGGGTTGGCTGCAGGCGCAGTCGCTGTCGGCGGGTTCCTGTTCAAGGCGGCACAGGCCGCCGACGCTGACCGGAAATCGCAGATTGACCTTGCCAAGACCGCCGAACGGTTCGCTAAGGCCAACAAGGCGCAGGTGGCGGGGCTGGAGGCCACCGTCGAGCAGTTGATGCTGGCAACGGGTATCGCCGACGATGACCTGCGCCCGTCGTTGGGGCGCCTGTTGCGGTCGTTCAAGAACACCGACAAGGCCGCCCGCGCGATGAAGGTTGCGCTCGACATTTCCGGACGTACCGGGAAAGACCTCGGATCTGTGGTGGAGGCGATGGGTAAGGCCGCCGACGGGTCGAACACGGCGCTGCTCCGGTTGGGCACGGGTCTGTCAAAGGCTGACCTGAAGGGTAAGAGCCTTGACGAGGTAATGGCGCTTCTGGAGACCCGATTCAAGGGCGGGGCGGCGGATGCGGCAAACACGTTCGAGGGCCGGATGGGGCGTTTGCGGGCACGATTCGGTGAACTGGTGGAACGCATCGGCTACAAGGTGCTGCCGTATTTCGAGCGGTTTGCCGACATTCTGATTCGGGTCGCTGACGAGTTCGGGGAACGTGGCCTGTCGGGTGCGTGGCAAGAGTTCAAGCGCCAGTTCGCCCAGACCGGGTTCGAGCAGTCCCCCGTGGGGCAGTTCTTCCGGTCGATGTATGACGGGGTGCGCACCGTCTACAACGCAATGGTGGACCTTTATAACCTTGCGATGCGCATCTCGGGGGCAAAGATGCTGTCCAACATTTCAGGGTTCTTCGGTGGGCCGACCCTGCCGTCCCCCGGGAAGATGCCGGAGTTCGGGTCGTTCTTCCGATCTAACACGCCGCAGTCGTCGGCGGCTGGTGCCCGCATGTTTGAGATGACGGGACGCACTACAGCGCCCGCGTCAAACGTGACCATCAACGTGAACGGTGGCGACCCCGCCGCGGTTGTGGATGCCCTGCGCCGCTATTCCCGCCAGAACGGCGGCATCAGCGGGATCAGACTGTCGTGAGCCAAGACTGGCGCGTCTACGTCGGCGGAAGCCTCTACACACTCGGCACAGCCCTTGATGCCGAGGTGGTGTCGCTGAACGTCCGGGCAGGCCAGTCGTACTACCTCGAACCTATGAACCCGGGTCAGGCGACTATCGTTGCCCGCTACCCCGACGGCTATGCCACACCCGACATAAACGTGGTGATTGGAAGCACAGTGCAGATCGTGTTGGGCGACCCGGCAACAACGGGCTTCAAGTTTTGGGCTGGCAGCATCACCGATGTTGCGGTCGAGTACGGCATCCCGTACGCCAGTTCCGTCGGAAACGCCGACTTCCTGACAATTACCGCCGAGACTCCGTTGGGGGCGTTGGGCAGAAACAACGCCACGACCGTCGCCGGCGAAGTTGAACTAGGGCAATGGAATCTGTTTGGTGGCACCGATGTTGCCAACTTGTACCTGACCGCCACCCGGGCAAGGTTCACCCCCACCACCAACCTTGTGAACTTGTCGGCCCGTGAATGGACACAACTGGAACTTGTCCAATACATCCAAACGACCTACGGCTACCTGTGCCGCGAGGACGCATCTCCCGCAGTACAAAGTTCCTACACACGGTTTATCCCGCCGTATGCGCTGACCGCCAACACGGTGAACTTCAGCGACACCGCCAACAACTCCACCAATCAGGTCTACGACAACCTGACGGTGACCGCCGCGTCTGAGGACTACTACACCAAGACCGAAATAACCGCCGAAGGTCTCTCAATCACGGTGACCGCCGACTCCGGCAGTACCCCGCCCGCCCTCTACCAAGGCAGCACCGTCAGCCCGACACAGGCCCAAGCCCAAGACGTTGCCGACGCCATCTCAAACACGTTTGACGACACCGACTTCGCCATTAGCGGCATCTCGTGCCTGTCCGAAGCACAGAACAGTTGGAACCTATTTCTCGGCACCGAAGGCTGGGACATGATCGGCACCCGGTCCGACGTGACGTTCCGCGGTTCCACCCGGGAAATAGTGGTCATCGGGTATGAACTGACGGCGACCCCGGAGTCGTCCCGCATTTCGTACCGGGTGGCCCCTATTTCTTATTACGATTGGTTTGTGCTGGATTCTTCCGAGTTCGGCGTTTTAGACACGAATAGGCTTGGTTACTAATGGCTACTCCCCCTGATTTCACCGCTGGCGCAGTTCTGACGGCTGCACAAATCAACAAGGTTGGACTGTGGCATATCACGACGGTGACTGGCGGCAACGGTGCCGCGTCGGTCCCCGTCGCAGACGTGTTCTCCGCTGATTTCAACGACTACCAAATCGTTGTTTCAGGTGGGACAATCGCCACCGCCCAAAACCTCCGCATGAGGCTCGGCGCGACCGCTACCGGCTACTACGCCGGATACATCACCAACCGCTACGACACCGGCGCTCTGCTCGGTGGTGGCGACAACAACGCCACCTACTGGACCATCATTGGACACCAGACCTCAGGGAACGGCGCCGACGCCAACATCCACCTGACAAACCCATTCGCAACCGTGCGTACAGGAATGTCGGCGGCCCACGCTCAGTTTTCAACTACGGCTGGCGCAGGGCCGAACTTTGGCGCAGGGTTCGTCAATAACAACACCAGTTACACCGGATTCACCGTGTTCACCACGACCGGCAACTGGACCGGCGACATCACCATCAGCGTCTACGGCTACAACGCCGGCTAACAAAAGAGAAAGAACAATGCACGTGCAAAACCCCCCCAAGGCTTGGATCATCCTTGTCGGCATCGCCGCCGTCACCGTCCTCATGGCCCTCGGTCGTGTCTCCTCGGAGGCTGGACTCCCGGTCATCACCGCGTTCGTTGGCTACGCCGTCGGCAACGGCATCGCCGCCCGCCGTGGCGACACCGTGGATCCCATCTTTGGCCCTGCCGACGAATGAGCGTCCCCTATAAGGGCATCACCCTCGACCGCACCCTCAGGCTGTACGGCAACGGCAAACTGCCGCTGTCCATCCTGAAACAGGTGCATTGCGGTGGCACCATGTACGGCCCCGCCGCGTGGTGGTTCAACGTCATGTGGGACGACGCCAAAAAGGCGGGCATCACCCT